GGTCGGCAAGAAGGCCGGGGTAAAACAGCGCACCGTGGGTTACTTGCTCAACCCGGATAGCGCGGACATGAAGTCGCCCAAACTCGACACGGTGGAGAAGGTGGCTCTGGCTTTCGGGCTTGAGCCTTGGATATTGCTTGTTGATCCAGAAACCTTCGGGGAGGAATTGACCAAGATGCTGCGCCGCCCGGTAATCCCGGACGCGCGACTCGAAGAGTTGGGTTTACAGGCCCCCACGGATAAGCCTCCTGCCGTGAGGGGACGACGAGGGGGCCGGAAAAGGAGCTTTGTATGAAAGCAGCAATGATGGCGCTGGCGCTGGCCACAGTGGCCATGGCGTGGCCCGCGGCCCCGGTTGAGGCCGATACCTATGTCCGCGGTTACACCCGCAGGGATGGCACCTACGTGCCACCTCACCATAGAACCACCCCGGACTCTAGCCGGGGCAACAACTACGGGAGCCAGGGGAACGTTAACCCGTGGACGGGCCAGCCGGGGACGGTGAACCCGTACGCGCCCCCGCCCCTCCCGACGATCCCCACTTACCCGCCCTATCCCGGATCGCGGTAAACCACCCCGCCCCGACACCAGCCCGCTTCGGCGGGCTTTTTGTTGTCCGCGTGTAACAAAGTATTGCTTGCACTCTAAGCAAATCTTTGCTACGCTGCCTCCATGTTCACCCGAATCGCCGCCCTCATCCTCGCCCTCCTGCTCTCCGGCTGCGTCCTCCTATTCCCGGTTGACCCGGACGAGGAAGTGCCGCTGCCCCGATGCACGGACGTGACCTTGAGCAAGCAGGACAAGCCCAACCACGCCCCGGAGTGCCGACTGTGAACGCGCCGCATCACCTCGCCATCGCCGCTCATAATCATCGCGATCAACTCGCCGCGACCTTCGTGATCATCGCCGGTGGCGCGATGCTCGTCTGGTTTCTGACGACCTGGACATCCATTGCCCTGCTGTGGATTGCCGCTGGCCTTGTCATCGCTCCGGTTATCGGGGTCTGGTCGGATCAGAAAGCCAAGCCGCCGAAACCCACGCGGTGCCCGAAGTGCGGGTATGTGGAAGCCACTTGGCGCTGCCGTTGGTGCGGCACGAACAAGACTTAACCAGGAGAACGTGATGCCTATCTATAAGGCTATCTGCAAACTTCCTTCGAAACCGGGCGCGCTGACGGATGTAATCGAGACGCGGCTGGTCGAGGCACCGAACACAGCCGCTGCCATGCGCCACGCCGCCGGCAAGTGGCTGACCATTGAGCTTTGCACGACTGCCGAGGCCGTTGAACTCGGCGCGGCGGGCGTGAAGCTGGAAACAGTGTCATGACAACCAAGCACACGCCGGGACCGGGAGCATCGCCGGAACCGTTTGAAGCGCAATGCCCATCCTGCGGGCGTGAGGCGGGGGCATGCATTTGCGAGCAGTGGACATTTTCGGACGCTGCTGCCGTTTCCTCTTTGCTGCTTTCGCAGCCGCCCGCGTTTACCGTGCGCTACGGGCTGGATGCCATTGCCATCGTGCTGATGCCGGCATTTGAAACGCGCGCTGGTGTTTTAGCGGAAAAACGCGCCCGCCTGATAGCTGCCGCGCCGGAGACTGCCGCCGAGCGTGACCGCCTGCGCGAGATCAACGCGGAACTGCTCGCGGCGCTGGAGCAGCTAACACGGAGTGTTATCGGGGTGAACGGGATTCCGGGCAAGCGCGTAAGCGACGTGCTGCTAGACGATGCCCGCGCCGCGCTCGCCAAAGCGAAAGGGGAATGAGATGAAATGGCGCGACCCGAACTGGCGCTACCACGACGCCAACGAGACGAATAAGCCGGGATATTTACGCCGGAAGTTTGCGCGGTTGCGCCAAGAGCAGAAACAGGACCGCGCGGAACGCGAGCAAAAGGTGACGGCACTCCCACTCACCAAGAAAGGACAGGGAAAATGACCACTCTCCAAGGAAGCGCCACCGCCGTCAAGGAACGCCCGGCGCGCGCACGAAAGCCCGCAGACCTCAAGGTCGCACCCGATCCGGCTGCGGCCCCGCTGGCTGTTGTGCCAGCAGTAGCCCCCACGCCAATGACCATGCTCGACGCGGCGGCAAGGCGCGGCGCCACCACCGAGGAGTTGAAACAGTGGATGGACCTGCAGGAGCGCTGGGAGCAGAACGAGGCACGCAAGGCCTTTGTCAAGGCGATGACGGCGTTCAAGGAAACGCCCCTCACCATCCGAAAGAACAAGCACGTTCGATTCGAGACCAGCAGGGGCGTGACCGAATACGACCACGTCACGCTGGAGAACGTCTGCCGGACGATCATCGAGGCCTTGAGCAAGGTCGGCATCAGCCACCGGTGGTCGATGCAACAGGAGAGCGGCACCATCAAGGTGTCCTGCGTCCTGACCCACTCCATGGGCCACAGCGAGAGCACGGTGCTGGAGGCGAAGCCGGACGATTCCGGCGGCAAGAACAGCATCCAGGCGATCGGCTCGACGGTCACCTACCTTCAGCGCTACACGCTCCTCGCCGCGACCGGGCTCGCCGTCAAGGAAATGGGCGACGACGACGGCGCCGGCGCCGGCAAACGCAAGGACCCGGAAGCAAATCCGGATAGCAAGCCAGCCTACACCAACGAGCAGATCACCAAGAACCTGCCGTCGTGGAAGAACCTTGTCGTCGCGGGAAAGAAAACAGCCGAACAGATCCTCAAGAATCTGCGCCTCGGTTTCACGGTATCCGAGGAACAGGAAAAGCGGATCACCACCGCACTCGCCTCCAAGGAGTAACCCATGAAGGATCTGGACGTTCAGCAAGGCACCCCGGCATGGCTTGCCGCGCGATCGAGCTACTTCTGCGCTTCCGAAGCCGCCCCCATGATGGGCGCGAGCAAGCACACCACGCGCACCGAGCTCCTGCGCATGAAGGCCACGGGCGACGTGAAGGAGTTCTCCAACTGGGCGCAGTCGAACCTGATCGACAAGGGACACGCGGCCGAGTACAAGGCGCGCGAATTCGCCGAAGAACTGATCGGCCAGGAACTCTACCCGGTCACGGCCACCGACGACGCCGGCGTGTACCTCGCCTCCTGCGATGGCCTCACGATGGACGAGACGATCGTCTGGGAGAACAAACTCTGGAACGACGAACTCGCAAAGGCGGTCCGTGCGGGTGACCTGCCAGCCAGCCACTACTGGCAACTCGAGCACATCCTGCTCGTCACTGGCGCCGGGCACGTACTCTTCACCGTCACGGACGGCACGAAGGAGCGCTTCGCGCACATGGAATACCGGGCGGTGCCGGGCCGCGCCCAGCAACTCATTGCTGGTTGGAGGCAATTCGCGGAGGACGTGGCGAACTACCAGCACGTCGAGTCCGCCCCCAAGCCGATCGCCAAGATTGTCCGGGCACTACCGGCGCTCGTCATCCAGATCGACGGCAAGGTGACATCCTCGAATCTCACGGTTTTCAAGAACGACGCCCTGACCTATATCGAGTCCATCAACACCGACCTGAAAACGGACGAAGACTTCGTCAACGCCGAGGCAGACGTGAAGGCCTGCGAGGCCGCAGAGGAGCGTCTGGACCTCGTGAAGGCGCAGGCACAGGCGCAGGCGGCCGATATCGACGCGGTGTTCCGCACCATCGACCAAATCCGCGAGACCTTCCGGCAGAAGCGGCTGGACCTCACCAAACGGGTAACCTCGAAGAAGCAGGACATCCGCAACGACATCCGCGCCGCCGGCGAAGCGTCCTACAGCGACCACATCCGGGCGCTCAACGTGCGCCTGGGCAAGCCCTACATGCCGCCGCTGCCGGTGGACTTCGCTTCAGCGATGTCCGGCAAGAAAACGGTCGCGAGCCTGCAGGACGCGGTCAACACCGCGCTCGCCAACGCCAAGATCGCCGCCAGCGCGGTAGCCGACAAGATTCAGGTCAATCTCAACACGCTGCGCGAGAAGGCGAAGGACCACGCCTTTCTCTTCCACGACGCGAAGGACATCGTCTTGAAGGCGCCGGAGGATCTGACGACGCTGGTGAGCCTGCGCATCAGAGAGCACGACGAGGCCGAGACGAAGAAGCGGCAGGAGGAAGCCGCGAAGCTGG